TCAAACCATCGAACACAGATTTTGTGAGACTCTTTACGCTTTGTCTTTACGCCGTCAACATCAACACCAAGGTCTTTATAACCTTGCTCATCAACCACCACCCCATCAGGCAATTGGTACAGTGTTGTAATTGTTTTCTTTTTGTAGATTAACTCACCAACTCTAATGCCATCGCGCTTGTAGTAATACGTGTTGCGGCAAGTGCTGTCGCCGAGTGATTGGGCCTGATCCTCTGCGGCCTCTCCGAATCGCTCCTCGAACTCCTCGGGTGTTATTAAATGCTCAATGAGTACGGCGTCTGCATCTTCGCAGGTGCGCTCCTGGTAGTTGCCAAGGAACCAGACTCGATTGAGCGAGTCTGGAATGTGGCGAATAAACAAATCTTGGTCAAACGAATCCGGGTCTGCATAGTCTTGATCTATCCGGATTGAATCGAACCCGGCGATCATCTCCATGCGCGCAGCCATCGAATAGACGTTTGTTGCTCGGGACAGCGCCTCAGTGTTTTTGATCAGCCCTGCGAACAGCTTGGCCGTGTCTTTTGATGATCCAGCCCCCATTGGGGTAACTCTGATATTAAAATCGTTTTGCGTCATTTCACCGTAGTATTTTTTTACTATCGTCCCGGTGATATCAAACGTATAGCGCGGGCGCCCGTACTGCTCAAACTTTTTGAGTATTGAGTCCTCCCACTGCCCGTCTTCTTTTGTGACAAAATTCAGGCACTCTTTCATTTTTTCGCGCCGGTCATGCTCTATCTCTTGAGCTGTTGCCCGCGCCTGCATCACTTCGTTATGTGCGTTAAAGTTGATCATGCCCAGCCCTCGAATTCGATTTCTTTGTATTGCTGCACAACTTGTATGCGCCGCTGCATCATCATCACCACATCAGCCATGTTTGGCGAGTCAATGCCTAGCTTTTTCATTTCCGGCTTGCTTAATATCTGGATCCTTCCGCCTGGCTTGAGTGGTATCCTGCAAACCTCTGTTTTCAGCTTATCAATATTTTTTATTGATGAGCTGAAGCTGATTAACTCATCGGCATTGTATACCTTTTTGCCTTTTTTGACAGCCAGATATGTCTTGAGCATCTTGTCTGCCAGCTCTGTATAAAATTGCGAGCGCCAATTGACAAATGTATCCTTGTTAGTCTTTTGCTTGCCCATCTCTTGCCCGCTTACCGGCATATAAACACGATCCGGATTATCTGCGGAGAATGAGCCTTTGAATTGCTCAATCTTTATCTTTTTGCCGCCCAAGCCTTGATTTACTTGATATGTCAATCCAGCGCCCAGTCCGTCGCAGTCCCATGTAAACGCGTCCGGCTTGCGCTCGAGAGTGTATTTGATTGCCTCGCCCGTCTTTTCCTCTACATTACTCCCGTCCAGCTCTCGCACATCAAGCACCACTGAGCCATGCTGATGACCGATAGCTGCCGGGTCGCCGCCCTGGTCCGATGGGTCATAAGCGCAAAGCTCCTGCCCTACAGGCTCAAAGCCAAGGGCTAAATGCGCATCAACACAAGCATCGAACCATTCGGGCTGTATAATTGCGTTTTCGACCGTCTCCAAGTAGTCGCCGTGCCATTTGTGCCTGTACTGCGCAGGACTCATGTTTTGCTCATCATCGATTCTTTCCTGCTCAAGGCCTGACCCCAAAAACCAATTGCGCGGCATATCCGTGTAATTGGCTTGCACTATCAACACCGTGTCATCTTCGTATACCCCATGCATGGCAAGCGCCGCATCTGCTCGCGATAAATACTTTTTTGCTATTGGGTCGCCTCGACTCCCACGGTTCATAGACACCCAAATTTCTGGCATTTTGATATCAGCTATATCAATGCCTAGCCTCATCATGTCGTCGTAATCCTTTGCTGAGTTCCGCAGCGATGCGGTTAGGACGCGGAGGGTATTTTCACTTAGGTTTTCGCCCTCCTCGATCCACAATCCGTCAACCCCTGACAACATACCCTTGATTGATGTGATATTGCGGGCAAGGCCGCGAAAGAAAATGTAACCGCCAGACTCATGCTCAATACCTTGAGCCTTGATAATAAATCCGGTCAGTCCTAGTCTGTCGATCTCATCACACAGCGTGCGATAGACCGACTCGTCGATAGAGTTTTGATATTCGCGGGCGCAGCACCAGATTTTGCCCTGCATCACATCAACTAACACTTTGTCAGCAATAAATGTGGTTTTTGTTGATGCCCGCCCACCAACTGCAATTTTAACCCGCTTTGATTTTGTCAGCAGCGGGCCAAATTTATCTAGACATTTAATTTGTATCGCCATTGACGCCTACGAATGTGATCGTCGCTGTGTGCTTATGCTCGACCGGTTGCTCTGGATCACCAATAAGCTCAGTCTGCTTGAGGTCCGGCAAATACTTGCTCACAAGCTTTAGGTTTACATCCATAGCAATTTTCAATCGAGCTACATGTTCTGGTAGTAACTCTTTATCCAAGTCGGCCATTTTTTCATTGATTTCAATGACTTTTTGAACTAGGCCCTTGTTAGATAGCTGCTCTCTCAATGCCTCTTGCCTAATGCGTCTATTACGATCCGCAGCACTTAGCCCTGATCCGTTACCTGCCATTCTCTAAACCTCTCGGTCGCTATTAAATATCTTAAATCGATTGCTTTAGTCTATATCAACGCCTGCAAGCGCTGCGGTTGCTGTCTTTACAGCTCTATATGTCCCGCTTGCGTTTATCGTTGTTTGATATGCGGTTGCCGTCAGTATGCCAGATGGACCCAAAACATCTTGCCACTGATTAACACTGCTCACTAAGACTTGTATAGTGACAGTATCCGAGCCAGTCAATCCGTATGCCTTAATTCCTACGGACTCCCCCCTGCTTACCGCAAACGGGTTTGATGCTATTGCGGCTGTTGTCGCCTCGATTATTGCGCTACTCATGATATTAGCCTCTATTGATTTACCCGATTATATCACAAATAAAAAAGCCCGCGCAAAGGCGGGCAAACGCTAATCATGATTATTTAAAGTGACCATTTATAATCAATAAACAACTCAGTTTTGTAATACTCCCATTTGTCGTTAAACGGCCAGCCTGCCAGCCACTGGCTGTGGTGCGATGCGCCAAACGATAGATTTCCGCGCTCCCAGCCGAACTCAAACCGGGCACTATAGTCACTGCCGTTGTCAATAGCATAAACTCGATCATCGCAACAAAACTGTATTTCGTCCTGCTCGCTAAATTTGTATCCCACCCCCACCTTGAGATAAGGTTCATACCCCGATGCATTCGCACTTGCGCAATCCAGCAGCGCACACACGATGATAAATCCAATCAACCACAGCCAGCATTTTTTTAATTCGCTCATCGGCAAAGGCTCAAGCTCACTCATCTGCACGTAACACGCAGGCGGCGTCTCACCTCCAACCGCCTCAGCTTTGTATCCGTCATCAAATTTTTTTACTCTGACAATTTGCCCAATTTCAAAACCATGGCCATTAAGTCTTTTCGTTACAATGTATTTCATTTTGTGCCCCATTTTATTGCGCCAAGCAGCGATATTGCTGCGATTAATTTTCCCCTTTTTGCAGCAGGGGTTTTGATTACGCGTACTGTTTTGCTCTCCGCTGGCCTATTGTCTCTAAGCCACTCATCAAGCCTTTTGCGCTCCGACTCATAAAATTGCGACTCTGCGGAGCGCTGCTCTAGACTCCCTCGACGTTTCGCCTCGCCCATATCCTAGCCCTCTTGCGGCTCATACACTATGCAGTCATGGCCCGATTTTTGTATGTCATTCCAAAGCCGCTCAAACGTCGCCGGCGCTTTTATTGCCCTCTCCAGACTTGCCACCCATTGACATGGGGGCAACTCCTCGACCTCTATTAACGGCAAATCATTCACTTTGTTTTCTCCTTTCGATCTCTGCCGCCACCATGACAACAGCACGGCGCGTCGCTGCATATGGGTCTTCCATGTGATCCACGTAAATGCTCTCGTCTAAATCCTTATGCCTTGCGCAGGTAGAGTCACTTAGCATTATTATGTCTATTTTTAAATCGACAGCCAGCCTAAGCGTCTCGCCGTCATCGCCCAAAGGATTAAATCCTTGATGATCAAGCGGCTTGTAATCGATCACTTTAACCCAGTCATAGCCAGCCGCCATAGCCGCCAATCTTGTCAACTCATGATCACTGCCGTTATTGTTTTGCATATTCATTCAGCGCCCGTTGGGGCGCGCTCCTGCGATTGTTATTGAGAAATTCCAGTGAAAATGCCTTTTTTCGAATCCCAAGAAGACACAAACCCGCTCTCTACATTTTCAAACGCTGACCCAAGAGTGCAGTTTTTCAAAACCACATCACCGCCGCCGCGAACAGTAAAGCAATAAGCGTTAACGCCGTTAATTTTAAGATTGCGCTGTACGCGAAATGTTAAGCCAACACCTTTTGCAACTGATTTTATGTGCTTTATTACTTGTGAGTTTGTCATTTTCCATCTCCAATCCGGTGCCGCCGGGGCGGTGAAGCGTTGTTGCTTCGATGTGTTTTATTATACGCGCATAAAGACTAAAAGCAAGCATTAAGACTAAAATATTTTAATCTTTACTCTCCTTTGCGTTCGCAATACTCCAGCCAGGCGCCGCGAACCATGGCACGAAATTTGACAGGGTTTGACTTTGCAGTCCTGCCCATGGAGTTTTCACCCAGGCCCAAAAACCGCTCGCAGTCTTTCAGCGAGCGCCATCCAATGCTTTTTGCGTATTGTGATGGACTCATATTGAGCCACCACCGAAGACTGAAGCCATCGCCATATTTACACGGCACTCATGCGAATAGCGTTCATTTTTTGCCATGTATTCAAATTTTGGATGGTAGTAACATTCCGGCTTGCTCCCATCTTTTTTCATGTGAGCCAGCTCGCCAGACTTAACAGCAGCATTTAGCGCTTTGCGAACATCAGCAGGAACGCGAGAAGTACACAAATGAACGCGCTGAATTTTTACCAATTCTACATTTGCTTGCGCTGCACTCATACCTTTTCTCATTAAGTCTTTTAGTTGCTCAAGTTGGTTTTGACTGACTTGCATCTTCTTAACTCCCGTTCGGCTTAGCGTTTTTGCTTACCATGTGAGTCATTATACGCGGATTAATTGTATCTGCAAGCATTATGACTCACCAAGAAGTGTAAAGATTAGCTAATGGCAAAATTAAGACAATAAAAAAGCCCCGAAGGGCCTAGTTCGAATTTATGCCCGTTCAGTCAACGCCTTGGGCGGCGGCGCAATGAGGCTACTTGTCCAGCCTTGACCTACATACTTATTTGCCGGATCACCGCAGCAGACGATGGCTTACACGGGTTCTTT